TCTTACTGTTACAAGAAAATTTTTAAATTCTTGCAACATGGCAGACCAAGTGGCCGCATCTAAGTACGGCCACTCTAATGAATCAATTTTATAGTTGTCTCTGCTTATTTTTTGTCCAACAAATTTGTTTAAAGCATTTCTAGCTCCATTCACGGCAGTAGTAACTACAAAGTTCGGATACCGCTTCGGAGCCGGAAAGCTCTTGCCATTTACTTGTATAAAATTACTTATATGTCTAGCCGCCATAAAAACATCTCCTATACGGTACTAAAACTATACCCTGAATTTCTACTTCCTCGTGAAAGCTGTCGATTCACCTTCTTGCTATCAATCCTTACAGACGAATCCTTCTTGAGAAGTCTCTCTTGATAATTAATGATTTGTCTTAACAACGCATTTGTCTCATCATTCGCTCTTTCAACTCCGGAACTTACGGACTGAACTATCTGCTGGTTATTCGCAACCACATGATTACTTCCCATACGGCCAATGTATTCAGACCCAAATCCGTTTTCATTTGCAATGTATACTTCCCCGTTTACTGGCATACCGCCATTCTTATAACCCTTATATCCTCTTGCTGTCCAACCTCTATACAGACTTCCGTAACGAGAAACGGTATATCTGATGGCAGCAACCATATTTGACAATGGGTCATAGATGTTTGAATCATACGGAGACATTGCGTAACTGCGGAACGTAGGGTCAATGACCTGCATAAGTCCTTTTGACGGAATACCTTTCTTGGCATTGCTATCCCACAAGTTGATAGCATTCGGATTGCCGCCAGATTCATGTTGCATCTGCATAAGCAATGCATTCAGATTTGAAACGCTGTACTGGTTTGTCAATCTCAGAGCTTTTTCAGCAAGGTCAGCCCACTGCTGAACACCTTTTGAAGCATTGTAAGACACGTTGCTTTGTCCAAATTCAGTAAAAAGCCCTTTAACCTTATCTACAGCCAAATCAAAAACTGTATTAACAGCTCCTTTTGCCATAGACAATCCAGGCTCAATAGCACCACTCAAATTCGTAAAATGATCGATCGCAAGCTGAACTAATTTTCCCGGATTAGTAATATATGAAAATACGTTTCCAGTGAAATCTTTAAATTTAGCCCATGCACCACCGAAGAAATCTCCAATACCGTTTTTAAAATGCGGTATGTTGCGAGCCTGCATAAGCTCTTTTGTTTTACCAGCCGGAAGGACTTTCGTACCTTTAGGCATTGGCAATACAACATTTCTTCCAGTAGGGATAATTGTTCTACCATTAGGGAACTGTACAAGCTCTCTATATGTCCCACCTGCTTGATCGTTTACCATTCCGATAGTATCTTTAGTAACTCCGTTACCGCCAGTACCAGTAGCAAAAGCTTCGATTAAGTCGCCTTTACCGCCAAGCTTACCGTAAATCCAGTTGACAGCCTTTCTAACTCCATTCAAAGCATTTTTGATCGGAGTAGAAATCCATCCACCAACTTTCTCGAAGTAAGAACCAATATTATCAAATATTGCAGTGATTCCATTATAGGCTCTTCTGAATACACCCCCGAACCATGTAGCAATAGAACTCATACTTGCTTCAATTTCTTTGCGTCTTAAGCCAAACCACGAACCTATAGCTAAGAATGCTGAATTTACATTGGAACGAGCTCCTTGGTATTTCGTCTTAAACCATGTACTAATGCTATCCATATTAGTCTGAACATCAGATTTCCTTTTTCCAAACCATGTTCCAACGTCTGTAAATGCTGTGTTTACATACTTACGAGCACTTGTGTACTTCGTATTCATCCAAGTATCGACATCTTTTGTATTGTCTTGAATTTCAGTTTTCTTGTTGCCAAACCATGTTCCGACATCGGAGAATTTTTCTGATATAGCTTCACGAGCCTTTCCGAATTTATCTCCAAACCAATCTTTCACATCATCGAATTTCTCAACGATCTTGCCTTTCAAGTCAGTAAAGAAATCAAGTATTGGTTGTGAATTCTCTGTAATTCCTTCAAGAACTCCTTTGATGATATCAGAACCAAGAGCTGCCAATCCAAGTCCTGAAAGTGACGGTAAAACAAATTTAGGTAATTTCATTTTGACTTCTTCTTCACTCATGTCGAATACATTTGTGAAAAATCCTATTGCGATACCTCTTAAAAGATCATTCGGCAAATTAATGATTGCGTTCGCAAGCGATACCAATAGTCCTGATAAATCCCATGCGATTTTTCCCCAATCAATTCCGCAAATGAAATCTACAATTTTTTGCCCGATTATCTCAAATGTCTTATCTCCTTGCAATCCATCAATTGCGCCCTTCAGTGCTTCAAGAACACCGCTGACAAAATTACCAAATGTTCCGCCAGTTAATTTTGCATCCCAAGTTTCAAAGAACCCAGTAATACTGCTTGCCAATGAAGCACCAAAGTTAGACCAGTCAAAGTTCGCCGCGAACGAATTAAGTGAATGAAGTGCGGTATTAATTGAACTTGCAATTGTCGCCCCAACATTGTAGAACAGCTCAGGTGAAATCAATCCGTTAAGAAATGTGGCAAGGTCTTTTCCAAAATTATCCGCTTTGTGATAAATTTCATCCCACGGAATACTCTCCATTGCTGCATTGAGCTTATCACCAACCATTTTTCCAATTTCAGTGAAATCAGAATTCTTAATAGCTTCCTTGAATTTATCTGCAAGCTGATTCATTGAATTAGAAACTTCAATCGTCTCAAACATATCTGAAGGAGAAGGACTGCTTGCTCCGCTACCAGAACCACTACTTCCAGACGAGCTACCGTTATCATTCGGCTGGATAACATTCAATTCATCGATTCCTAATGTATAGTTCTGCAAATCTTTAAGAGCTTTTTCAGCACCGTTAGCCGAGTCCTTAGTTGTGTCCAATCCAGATGCGTAGTCTTTCCAAGCCTTCTTAGCTTGTACTACATATCCCTTCCCTGTAAGAGCTGCCAAAAAGTGTCCGACAGCGTTCAAGGCGCTAGATACCATATCGATAAATGATGATATGTACGGAGCAACGACATTTACAATTGGGGCAAACGCAACAGCCCAAGCATTTTTCAAATACAGTAAGGAAGATACCATTGAAGAAATGCTATTGTTATATGAGCCACTGTACTGAACAAGGTTATCCGAACCTTCTTTAATTGCTTGCTTGATCTGACTAATCAAACCGAAAATAGTAGAAAACATAATTGAAGAACCTATCATTCTTCCGAATGGCATTCCATTATTCTTCTTTTTGCTTTCAAATCCCATCAGTTCTTTAAGAGTTCTGAATGGATGCGCGGCCTTATTAGCAATATCCCTTGCGTTTTTCATTGTCTTTCCGACGTTTTTGAGCGCTTTGGCAAGGTTATTGACTCTATTGCTAAACCCAGCTGTCTTTTTCAGTGTTCTCTGGAACTGTTCGGCACGCTTGTTGGCTTCTTTCAATGCCTGAGCTGCCTTCTTAGCTTCATTCGCACCCAAATCTTCCCGAGCCTGTTCCTTCATGCTCTTTTCATACAGTCTCTTAGCTTCTGCTATTTCGATTTTCTCACGCATAACTCTGTCATACTCAGGATCACCCTGCGTAAGTCCGCGTTTAGCCATATCCTCTAATTCAGCATTCAACCGCTTAATCTGTGCTTCATAAGTATTTATTTTATTCGTATTGAGCGAGTTTGTTCCGTTATTCAATTTCTCAAATGCTTCTTGCGCAGTACCGCCGAAGCGATCCATAACATCGTTGAAGTTCTTGAGATTCTCTGCACCTTCACCGTAAACAGCTCTCATGGCACTTGCGTCATAATTCATGGCTTCTTCCGGCACAGAAGTTACTTTCTGTTCATAACCGCCGCCGCTTGTATCAGCATCTTTTGCTGTACTGATTTCAAACGGTTTACTTCCCGGAAGTTTCGCAAGTGCTTCTCTGAAAATTTCAGCTTGATTCGTAGCTTTCTGAAAATCATATACAAGTCCTTCGATTTGCACGCCAAGTTCTTTACTTCTTTGAGTAGCAAGCTTCTTCTCAAGACTAGCATTGAGTCTCTCTGCACTACTTGTAGCACTTTTTAATCCAGCTTGAAGCTCTTTCACGCTCATTCCAGTAACATCGAGGTCTGTTCCGACTTTTGAATGTTTTTCAAAAAGGTCATCGAGTGAAAGATTCTTGCTTTTCGCTTTCGGCTGTGCAACTCTTGAAACGCTGCGAAGTTTCTTTTCAGCTTTATCAAGTCCAGAAGTATTGATATTTGCACCGAATAACTGAGAAAAAGACCTGCCTGATTCTTCTGCGTTTTGTAATGCATCTCCGAATTCAGTAACTCCCGACTTTGCATTAATTACGCTTTTCCTGATATCGTCTACACCATTAATGACGGAATCCCAAACATCTTCTTCCATCCACTCAGGCTTGTAGAAAGAGTTTGCAGTTTCATAGAATTTCCTCAGAGCATTTTCCATCTGATAAAATTCATCTTCAACACTGTAGGCTTCCTTAATGATTGTCGGAAACTGCTCTCTCATTTCCTGATAGTAAGAGTCAAGCTCGATTCCGTCTTTCGTTGAAAACTTCTGTTTCATAACAGGAGTTCTGTTTTTATAATCATCTCCTAAAGATCTAGCTGTCTCAGGAGTAATCTTGATTTTCCCACTCTTTTTAATCCAGTTGTATAATTCCTGATAATCACTGGAAGTAGACTTGGAAATTCTACCGTTCCGCTTAACGACATTCCCAAGTGCTTCCATATCATCGGCAAGATTTTTGTAAGCCTTACTTGGATTATTGGCAACGCCGGATGCAATCTTATTTGTCAGGCTTTTGATTTCGCCAGTAACGTTCTTTCCAGCAAGACCGAGATTGTAGTTTTTAATCAGGTCATCCGCAAGTTTCTTTCCTAAGTCCTTTGCGGATTTCTCCATTGCTTTTCCGGAGAACAGCTTGTCTATGTTAAGTCCTTTAAGAGACACAGCACCTTGTGCAACGAGCATACAACGCTCAAGAGCTTCTGTAACATCATCTATTCTTTTTTCAAGCTTCCCCATTGAACGATTCGCTTTTTGCGCTTCTGCTTCAATGATTATTTCCAACTTATCAATTTCGGCCACTGTTCTCACCTCTGTTCTCTGCTATTCGCAACCTCTGCCCATGCCGCAAAACTAGCTGCTGCAATCTGCGTATTTTCATGAACGATTTCTTCTACTTCTTCCTCTGTTAATTCATGCTCATTGAAATCTTCAACAATCATATGAGCTTCAGGATATTTAGCGCCTTTCGATACAACACACGAAATTACTTGAAGAACATACAAACCATTCATCCAAGCTGAAATGTCTTGCATGATGGCTTTTTCTCTCTCTCTATCCTCTTGAATCTTTTTGTAAACGTTCATTTCTTTCGGAGTCATCTTCCAAAATTCAGAACAACTAATTCCGCATTGTGCGGCTATAGGCAACCAATATTCATATATGAATTGCGTATAGCTAGTGGGAATAATTACTCTTCTTCGGCTACTTCTTCCACTTCTTTCTTGGACTTCGTAGCTTCCTTCGGAGTCTCCTGCTCGTCCTGAGTCATTCCGAGCATCTTCTGGAAAAAATCTGATTCTGCAACGGCATCAGCAAATGCGTTTGTGATGTCAATAATGTTTCCACCACCGAGTACATGCTGAGTGATTAAGCGCTCAGCTTCATCTCTATCACAACCAACTACCGCACAAACAAATCCCATAGCGATAAGTGTCATCTGCTTTTTTCTGAAAGCATCGAGAATTGAGAAGCCCTGCTCTTCCATCTTCGTGTACTCAGCAAATGCCATTTCCTTTACGTTGTAGTTTTTTCCATTAATTTTTACTTTGACCATTGTTCTTCCTCCATTTTTTCAATCAAAAAAGAGCCGCCTTAAAGCGACTCTAATAGTTTTTAAGGAAAATTACTTCCCCTTCACAATCAAGTATAAAATCATCATCCAGCCCTATCCAAGGACTATAAAGAGGGAAACTCGTCCGCAGCCGCACCTACTTTTATAGCTGAATCACGAACGATTGTCAGTGTCATCTCACGAGCACCGTTTACTTCACCGCCATTGATTTTAACAGACATTTCTCCACTCCAAGAGAACTGTCCATCAGCTCCGTCAGCACCGAAATCAAGCTGAAAAATCTGATGTTTTCCGCAAGCAGCAAGAACAGCTGCGTGAGCTTCTTTTGTATAGTTTGCTGTAAACTGCATGTCATCTGCTGAACGCACACCTGGCACAGAAGTTTCATCTGTATCTTCAAGGTCTGTTACAGGGATTTTCTCCGGATCACCACCAAGATCAGGATAACTCTTGATTGCACAAACCCTTGCTACTTTAGCTCCAGTGTCACCAACTTTAAGAACTGTGTTAATTGTACTTAATGCTTTTACATTAGCCATTGTTTCTATCCTTTCTACCGCTAATTAATGCGGTCAGCGAATACCTCTAATTGGTATCCGGTACAAATTTAAAATTTTGCTATATCATCGACTGATGCAACAAGGCGTTTGAACCTTGCCACCATTCGGTATATATTTGTGTCTGACGCATTGTCAATAGGCTTCGGACCATACGCTCGAGCGTATCCCATCTTCCGCATAGCATCACAACACTGATTTATGATATTCTTCGCTTCTGTGATATTCTTGTTTGAATAGCACTGAATCTCAATTACGGACTCGACAGCAATCTCACTGTTTTCCAAGTCCATGCAAGCATCCTGATTGTCAATCTGAACAACCGATACTGCTGGAAATGACGGAGGACTTTTACTGGAATAGTTTGATACATTCTTACAAGTATCTTTCACATAAGTTTTTATGTTACTCAGCACTCTGTTTGACACATCAATCACTTCCAAACACCTCCTTCGCAATATGGCTTATAACGCTCATATCTCTTAAATACTGCGCTGTCTCATACATGAATGGTCTTGATGGCATTCCTTTTGTCCAATGGCGTTTACCATCTTTGAAATAAACCCATCCAGCTTCACCGTGGTCATTTATATCGTATTTCCAACCAGCTATAGAAGTGTCAGGATGCGGAGAATTCTCTCCGATAACGCCAGTTCCAAACTCTACATAAGCGGCATACGGACAATTCGTATAAACACTGAATACAGCTCCATCATAAATGATATCTCCCGGCATGATTCCAAGGCTTTCCATTAACTCCCCAGTATAGATAGCATCTTTTTCACCTATCTTTAACTGAGCGACAGCAACGCCTTCTTCCGCAAGCCTATATGCAAATTCCTCACATTTTTCTTGCAGTGAGTTTTTGTACTTTCGTATCTCTGCTTTCAATTTCTTGAAACCGCTCAATGATAAATCAGTTTTATACTCAGGCATTTTTCGCCCTCGCTTTCAATGCAACGACAAGTCCATTTAAGCCATCTGCAATACCAGCAACAGTATAGTCTGCGGACTCTTCATCTACAGTACCGTCTGCTTTCATTACTGGTTCGCTCGCCCATATTAAGGATTCTTCTTTAATAGGAAGTTTCTCTACTGTTGCAAGCGTCCTAGTATAGCTTAAATTCGTTCCAAACATATCAGCATAAGCATTACCTCTACTTGCTGATAAAGTCGCTAGAAACGCAACAGGAGAAGCGTAACCGCCAGTGTAATCTCCTGTTTCGTCTCCATATTCATCGACAATTGGAATCCTTCCGATGTAATTTGAATACCATAATTTTTTAGAATTTTTTTTCAAGTTTCTCAATGTGCTATCCCTCCACCATCATTGCACATATATCCCTGCAACCATTTTGCTGACATCGGCAATATGGTCACGCACAATCTTCTTTCTACTTAACCCAGTAGACGGGAGATTACGGATCACCGTTCCTTTCTTAAATTAGTGCGCATATAGCAACAACTCCTTCAAGATACGTATTTCTGGAAAACCACGTTCGAGTTCCAGTATTATCATTGTGGGAAGATTCTCCCTCAACTCCAATTTGATTGTAGTCATACAGAGCCAAACCGCGGATATTGGAATAGAAACGTTCCATATCTCCGGCAACAAACTCTTCTGTATACGACTTCGGGTAATTCCGTATCACGCATACCTCTTTATATGCGTTCTTTACTTTTATTTTCAGAATGGATAAATCAGATTCTTCCGATATACCCAATTCAGTTTTTAAATCCTCATATATCTCTTCAATCAACTTATCCATCTTCAAACACCTATTTCTTTGTCTGTCTCACTGTCTTTGGCTTAGACTCTGTGGCCTGTGCCTTTTTCACAGTTTCTTCAACACGTTTCCAACCGCAAGAGAGAAATGCGGAAGCCTGAATCTCAGACTCCACGCTCATTCTCACGCCATCTTTCTCGAACGTAAACATTTCGATCACTCCTTAGCCTTCTGGGTTCTGGCAAACACCGATAGCATCTTTCTTCTGATTCAGAACGAAAGCATCGTAGCGTACACGACCTTCTACAAGGCTACCAGAGATACCAGGTGCGTCCTCATGAATCTTGTACTCAGCAAGTTTAATTGGTGACGGCATAACCACTGGATTAGTGATTACAAAGTTTGTTTTCTCAGGGAAGTAAGAAGCCGGTGCCTTAATGATATTAACTCCGTCAACCTCACCTACAAGTCCTGTGATAGAAAGCTGTGTAGCCATATCACCTTTCTTTGTGAATGCTTCGTCAAGTTTCAGCATATTGTAGTAACCCGGAGTTACGATACAAACTCTTCCACCTGTCGGAACTTTCGCATTGTCAAGAATCTCCTGTACAGCAAGGAATTTCTCATAAGCATTTGCTTTTGTTACAGCAGCGTCTTTTACAACGTGTGAAACGTCAGCTCCGGCAACCAGTTTAGCGATACGGTATGTATCAATCTCAGGGATAATAACCTCGTCAATCTGACGTCTCAGCGCAGCAGCAGCAGCCATTGTTCCCATTGTGTCATCTTCACTCTTCTTGTCGATTGTAAATGTGAAGGCTCTGTCTTTGGAAAGAACCATCTCCTGAACTTCGTTCTCAAGCTCTGCCGGTGTTCCATATCTGTTAGCACCATCTGTCTTGTAATCCCCCATTGTAGCAGTCGGTACAGAAAATACCTTTACTGTGGAAACTCCAACCCAGTCGTATGCGTAGTTTACAAGTGCAGATGTGAGTGCACCAACTTTAAATCTTTCATCCACGGTCTGTGAATACTTCTCAGCGTAATTAATAGCCATTTTAAATTCTCCTTTTCTAACTCTTTGAAATTAGCGAACACATCTTTATGTGCCCGGTATATACTAGGAAGATTAACCGTTGAATCCTTTCAGGAATAAATCAGTCTCTTCATCTTCGCCCTGTCCGGCATTTACTGGCGGTCTACTCTTGAGCCATTCTGTCTCAGCCTCTTTGATAGAAGCATCCTTGAACTTTGCCATGTTCTCTGTCACTTTCTCCATATCATTGTCAAGCTCCGCCCTGGCCGTATCCTTCGCCATGTCAGCAGACATTCCAAGTGCAAGATAGCGTTTCTCTGCCTTTGTCATATTAACTTCATCTTCAAGTCCTTTGACATATCTCTTCCGCTCTTCCTCTGCCTCGCGTTTAGCCTCTTCTTCCTGCTCCTCCGCAGTCTGCTTAGCCTTTAACTGTTTTCTGTAGTTGGCAGCTTCTGAGGATGCCTTATTGTAGTCATTCTGCAACTTTGCACTGTTGGCTCTTTCCTGTGCTAACTGCGCCATCAGTTCTTCTACAGTAGGCTCTTTCTCTTCCGGTGTGTTATCCGGATCCTGATTCTGCTGTCCCTGTCCTTCAAGGTTTTTGTTTTCTTCCATAATTATCATGTTCCTTTCTTTCGCGTTTAGAGTTCTCTCTCATAGTTACGTTTCGCGATTATAGACTTCTCTGTCTTTCGCGTTTGATAAGGCACTTCTCTGTGCCATGTATGAAAAACAGCCACATTTTTAATGACTGTAATTTCTAAAAATATATTACTGCGCAACGGCAATTCACAATCTGATTTGCAGATGCTCCTAAGGATGTGTCCTTTGGAAATAACATCCATGAATCACCAACATGGAAAGCCTGTCCAATCGGAATATACTTTCCATTTATCTCGATGTGGTCTTTTCTAGTGACCTCATCAATGATTGATTCCCACCGCTTCATTGTCTTTCCAGCATTCACAGCTTCTATGTACCTAGCGTGGTTTATTGCCGTATTTACTTCGTTTTCAGCCATGAACCTTGCTCTATCCAGTGAATAGTAATAAGGATCATTCTTATGCTTTTTCGTGCTGTCTATGACATCGTAAGAAAAGCTCTTAACGTATGTCTCTAAGTGTCTATCCACGCTTGCATACTTCCTAAGCGTTTCCAAATAGGAATCTTCAATCTGTTTTCTGATAAGATCATAATCAATCTTATTTGCTTGAGCCATCGTGAACAGAAGCGTCATTGTGACAATGAAATCCTCTTCCAGTTCTTCTGCCATTTGAATCCTTTTAGATTTTTCTTCTTCCGGAAGATTCATTTCTCCGAAATACTTTTTGAATGGCATACTGCGCTCATTTTTCACAAGCGCATTCAATTCATCAAAACTAAGATTCGTGAACATCATTATCACCTGTCTTCATTCCATCAAGAATCGGAGAGTTTTCTGTCTGATCTGACAAATCAGGCATAACTTTCTTCTCTCCTGTTTGAGACTCACTTTTATGAATCAACGATTTTTGATATTCTTCAATCGTTTTCTTACTGTCAGCCCACGCCTGAGCTACATCCGGGAACAAATCAACCTGTTCCATAGCAACTCGACCATTTACACCCGATTTAATCATTGCAACCATTGAATTTACCTTTGTAGCAAGGTCGTATGTTTTGTTACGGATAAATTTAGGCTTGATATCCGAAAATTCCAGTGACCTAAGCGGACTGTCGAATGGAATGTCATTCGTGCTCTTAATGGCGATCATCTCAAGCTCAACGATTTCGGCTTTACCTCGTCTGAGAATCTGTTCTTCCTTGCAAGCACTGTTTTCCGCAGCACTCCATCCTGAGGACATATTCATTGCAGAACCAGTAGAACCGCCACCAGGATCGGTCTGAATCGGAACGTATGCTTTCTGTAAAATAGTGTTTCGCTTGCTTACAATATTCTCTTGTACTCCCTGATAATCAAATGTACTGGAAATAGCCTTTAGCGTTGGAGTTCCACCGTTTCCGGTATTCCTAGCAAGAATCCACTGTCCTCCAACTGGAGCTTGTACTTTTCCATCTTCTCCAGGAGGTAATTCGAATCCAACTCCGAAATACACTTCCTGAGTTGTCTGTGCAACGCTGTTTGCAAAATCTGATACTTCCACGTTCAATGCGTTCATATCTGAAATCTGACGCTCGAAGCATCCTGTTCTGTCTGTAGAACGATTGAATTCTACAATCGGAATCTTCTTGAATGGATTCTTCTCGCCATTTCTTTCCATAAATGACCATTCATTCTTTTCAATAGAGCCATTTATGACAGTCTGCATATTCTTAATTTCGTAGCGAGTATCAGGAGTGAATACCGTGTAGTACACATCCCCGTTCTCTGTTCTACGGAATGTCACTCCGGCTAACTTCTCTTGAAGTGCTGAATTTCTGTAGATGCAGAATGTAAACAATGGATTAAGTGTCACAAGGTCAAACGGAGCAAGTCCGTTATAATTCTTTTTGATATCGACAAACTGATAACCGATACCGTTGATTTCAACGTATCGTCCAAGCTCTTGGTCTTTTGAAAAGGCATATTCTGAATCATTCAGCTCATTCAACATTGAAATTCCATCGTCTTGAATCTCGTTCTGAGAATCTGTAGAACTTCTCAAGTCTTTATTCCCACGCTGGACGTATGTAATCGGTTGCCCCCATACATATCCGAGCTTGAATTCAGTAATTTGGTTCGCAAGGTTATCTGAAACTTTAATGTTTACTTCCTTGCGAATAATCTTTTCTCTGACAAGTGGCTGAATGCCTTTCTCGTATCTCATGAGAAGCGTCATTTCATTGGCGTTCTTCATGTGAATTACCATAGCTTTTTCAAGCACCTCGAAAATATTGTCTCTTGTGATTTTGTCTACGTCTGAATAAATCCGGCGTCTGCCAGTTAATTCAGGATATACATATGCTTTATTGTCCTCGGACACCGAATCTCACCTACCTTTGTGTAAAAAGAAAGAGCCTCGCGTGATAGCGCCACGCAAGACTCAATCCTTGAAAAAATGAACGAATTACAATTTCTTCGATTATAATTATACCCCTGTATTTTATGAATTTTATGCAAATTCAGTCGGAAACGTATTTTTTTATTCTTCTCGATACCAATGACTGGTCGATACGCAGCTTTAACGCAATCTCCTGTTGAGACATTCCATCTTTCGTAAACTCAAGAATTGCTTTATCCTCAATGTCCTTGCAATCTGCAATCACTTTATCAATTTCCATTTCCAGCTTATGCAGATATTCTATATCTGTCTTAATCCGCTCTTCCATGATGCGACAATTCTCTTCCCACTCTTTCATTTTTACCTGTTCATGTTCTGAGCAACCACCAATGGTGAATCCTCTCGGCTCATATGGAAACTGCGGATTTGAGCCATATACCTTGCCGGAATAACAAGAAGGTCTTTTCTCAACATACTTCTGTAGCTTTCTCCTGTCCTTGTCGAGAAGGATTCCAAGTAATCTGTAGTTTGCAATATCTCTTCTAGTGATTTTCATGTTGTCCTCCTTAAACTGGACTTTGAATGATTGATGCTGGTCCGTCAATATCTCCATAAATTTTCATTGCTAACTGAGTGATCCCATCTCCGGCATCGTCATGTTCGTTATCACCAATCTGTACAGTCATATTCAATTCATCCATTGCATCACTGTATTCTTGGTCTTGGTGTTCCGGATCCAAGAATATGAAATGTTTCTTTACATCACCGGAATACGCAACCATCTTAGTCATTTTCTCCATGTTCCCCGGAGCTTTTTTATAAGAGCAGCTGCAATGGTAATTATGCTTTTCTAGTTCTGTGCTTACCCTGTCTGAATACATATCTCCACCATTGTTCGCTTCGAACTGTATTTCCGTAAGCTTTTCTCCTATGATTTTTCCAGTAACAAGAGGAATCGTAACTTCTTTCTTGCCTTTATTGAAAATCCATGAAGGAATGTACACATCTCCATTTGGATATTCATAACCGATAGGCATTGAGAGGCTGTCTCCACCACCCCACGCAACATCACATGCGCCAACGACTCTATGGTCACCTTCTGGCAGTATGCCATTGTAGTATCTTAATTCGTCTGCCGGGAACAATAATCCTTCACGAACAAATGGAGTCTGCATAAATTTAGCCATCCATTCGTTCTTATCAAGTCTGTCACGCATATTATGATAGTATTTCGTTGAAAATCCTTTTACCGGATAATTAAAGTTGGATTCTCCTTTTTCATTAAGTGCCGGAATTTTCCTAAATTTGTATCGTGGATTATTCTTGTACTGTTTCTCGATTCTTCCCAATGGGTCAGCAACATTCCATCGCGTACCAACCATCAACTCTTTTGAACCATCGTTTTTACGGTCAACAAGGATATTAAGATAATCTTGGTATCGACCATCTAATCGTCTTAGACTTAATGATTCTTTACGATCACGTACCAAGTCATCGACATAGAGATATCCATCTTCACTAATATCTACAGCACCAGTCCATGTACCATCAATACCACGGCAAGTTGTAGTTGCAAAACTTTCAACTGCATCATAGTACAGCTCATTTTTTTCTGATGATTTACTTACGAGCTGAACATCCGGGAAAATTTCATGGAATGTATACTCTTCATTTTCTGTTAGCTTAATCAAGTCATTATGGAATCTATCTGCAAGAATACCACCGTGACCACTCATGGCATTATGGCTTGATGGACGCTTACCGATTATCCATGCATAGAAGAAAATACAGATTGTACTCTTACCTACACGGGGCGGCATAGACAATCCATAGAAGTCGTATTTGCCATCTTCCAAGTCCTGTAAATCTTGAGCAACAATGCTAAGCGGATTCATTCTAGGTTCGTAGAATTTCTTTTTGTACGGCCTGTTCTTCTCCATATACAGCAAGAAACTCTCAAATCGGTTTGGAGCTTCCCATAAAAGAACATCCCAGTATAAGCTATTCAATGCATCTGACTTCTCAAGAAGTGGAATAACCTGTTTTATATAGATAGTGATTTTCAGACAGTAAGAAAGCTCTGCATTATCCTCTTTGTATACAGCTCTTGCCATATCGAAAAGGTCACGCAGAGTTTCGCAGCACACAGGCTTTTTCTTTATTGCGTTTATAATTCTTTTGTTTCTACCTGATATCACTTAATCAATTTCCTCCAAAATAAAAAGAGCCAATATCTGCAATTTCTCACAAATATCGGCTCTGGCTCTTAGGCTCTGGCACTAATTATTTTTAATTTCAATAATTCCATTCAGATCAATGATTTTAATTTCAGCTCCCCAATAAGACTTCACATATGATTGCATTCCTGAAATAATATTTCTTAGTTTTTCATTTTCAATCAATAAAGAACTCATATCATCTTCAAGGTTGGCAATTTTTCTTTTAAGTTTCTTCTTTCCCATAAATCTTCACATCCTTGTTCGCTGAACAATCTGTTCATACATTCTTCTACATCTGTCCGCATTTTTACAACGAATATCTGTAAGACATGATTTTCTCCCAAATGTGCTAACGTCTATCTTTTCAATATCGGCTTCAAAATACCTGCACCCATCACAATATTCTTCCAAGTACAGACTAAAAGTTTTATACGTACTCATCGTTTTATCTTCCCATCCTTAATCACTGGATAATACGCTTTCTTACAGTGCTTACACCATATCGGCGTATTCTCAATATTGGAATTCACTTCCACTCTCTGACCAGTCTTGTGACCATGTGGACAGTAGTACCAATTTTCTTTTATCTGTTCCATTACTCTAACCACTCATTATCCAAATAATAAAATCCACATACAACAGCTCCAATCAATCCAATCCAGAAAATCCAAAATAAAACTTGCCAAAACACTTCTTTTGATTCCAAATGCTCAACAGTTTTATCTATAGTTCTATCCTGATAAAAATGTGTATTATCTGATATTGTTTTGTCTTTTAATTCTGTAAAAATTGTTCCTTTGAATCTTGTTCCAGTACCATAATACTTGTATCTCACGCGACTCGATTCTTTAATTGTATCAATATAGTCTGCATCTGGAAAATTTATTTTACCACTATCAAATACTACACAGCAGAATGATACTTCTTTGCATTGTTTGCTCTCACTACCAGCGTAATCCCACGACCAATAAACTTCTGTATGAGTCTTTGTGTGACCTTTCCCATCGGTGGTTGTATATGTTCTAGTATGTCTATTATAATGCTCTTCTTCCTTCTCAACATACATATATTCTCCACCGATTTCCGGGAAAGTCACTGTATCAACAGCTTCTAAATCACCATATACAAAAGCATTCCCAACGTTTGTGTCCATCCCATATCGGAAAAGTTCTTCATTCTCAATCTTAACAGCCTTATTGTATCTTTCATTATTATCCATAATACTGTTTTGAATCTTGCCTGATATAAGAAATCCAATCAAAAGCATTACAGCCACGATATATACACTTGTTAAGACTTCACGCTTCGTAATCTCCATTTATTTATCTCCGAACAAATCTTGTGGTGCATCTTCTGATACATCGTATTCAAGGTAAGAATAAGACTGTTTCTCATATCCAGTCATATTCAAGAAAATACTTGTCGGAAATTTACGTACGTAACGATTGTACTGCTTCACCTGTTTATTGAAGTTACTTCGATATTCAGCAATCATATTTTCTGTGATCGACAGCTCGTTCATTAGCTGCTTGTAATTTTCATTCGACTTCAACTCTGGATATGCTTCACTTACTGCCGTAATAGCTGTAGTGACATTCTCAATATTCCCAGTCTGCCCTCTTCCATTGACAACGGCTTTCAATGTTTCTGCCTCATGTGAATCATACTGTTTCACGCAATCCGCAAGATTATATACAAGGTCAACTCTTCGTTTTTCCTGCACCTTGATATCCGACTGTGCTGTCTTTACTTGTTCTTCCATTGCAATAACCCTATTCTGCGAGCTGTATACTCCAAATACACACATTAAAACTACTGCAACAACGCCACCAAATGCAATTAATGCTACTTTCCAATTACTTTTCATCTGTTTACTCCTCCGTATGACAGGTGTTTGCCAGTTTCTTGTATACATCTTCATACAACTCCTGTTTGTCCCCGTTATATGTGTACTCTGCATAGATTCCATCACCACTGACTGTAGTTGATGCAAGGCACTTGTAATTCTGTAATGTCTTACAGCTCCATACGATAAACACATTGCTTAAATCAATCGGAGTATCCGGTCTGTTCTTCTGATACCATTCAACAAGTTTCTTTTTACATACACTCTGAAAGTGATCCATTCCTGTGATAATCATGATTAAGCCTCCTACTCTGCAAACATCCAATCTTCAGCAAGCATATCTGCCTGACTTGCGAGCCACCCCATCTGCACTCCTGATGTTCCAACAAATGCAATAGCCATGTTTCCGATAGCATCATGTTCACAGTTTACAATCTCTCCATCTGCTGTCTTATAAGAAATACCAGTAGCAAGCTGAATGTACTGCTCCTTTCCATTCCAACCTTCACGAGCTACTTTACGTCCTTTCTTTAATTGCTTAATAGCTTCACTGAAAGAAAAAGTTGCTTCGCCACCAAGTGCCGGACAGTTCGTGTTATCCGCAAAAATCCATTCATCGGAACAAATATTGGTAAATGTGTAATCCACACACTCGGTGCTACGGACATCAATGTCATTACCATCTTTTGTGTGCATCAGAATTGACTGTGCCGGAATACACCAGAACCAATATCCAGCCCATGATGGAAGTTTCACCTTTGCTCCATGCTTCATTGCTTCAAATGCTTCTTTAAATGTCATCGTTCATTTCTCCTTAGTACAATTTCTTCGTTACTTGAATCTAGTATGGAATCGTTATTAATGTCTTTCCATGCACTCTCTTCCACTTTTGACAGTTCGGAAAGCCTTCCGTACATTCCATCCGCAGTAATGCGATTCATTTTTCCATAATCAATACATTTCTTCATAGATCGCTCCTAATCTACACTTGCAACCTCTACAAGTCCGTCAACATCTGCTGTTACTTTGACTTGAGTTGTCGCTTCTGCAATAATTTCCCCGTTAGGAATGTTGTTAAACACATGCTCAAAGCATCCAGCGTCAATCACCGAATAAGTGTTATTCTCTCCTAGAAACACTTTGATTTTTCCTTCCGTAAAGTTCTTTACCAAGAAGCTAGTTCTCTGTAATTCCATATCGAATGTTGCTGTTTTTCCAGCTGTTACGGTTAGCTGTTTTACATCTTTCATGTTAGTTCTCCTCGTTATCTAAAATCATATTAACTTGTTTCATTTAATCGAAAAGTCAGGACTCGGACCTGAATCTCCAACTCTTGCGCTGGTGCTTTACCAATTAAGCTACATTTCGTGAGCAGGTGGACAGTAATAAAACCACCTCTGCTACGGTTCTTTGACAGTACGAAGAAAATAATAGTAAACATTGTAATAACACTGTGACTATCGTGCAAAAAATGTGAATATTAAATCTTTGACGGAACTCCGCAGCTAAAATCCGTCTGTTACATTTTTTCAAACACAATTAGGTCTTCACCTTATTCAATCATGGTAAAAGTCATATTCTGCCACTGTGATGATAGGTCTGAGCTTCTGAGAGCGACTCTTGGCTTCCTACCACTGTCAAAGCACACATGGGATTGATACCCATAAATTTCACGGTTCTTTCAGATAATGTTTTCGCCTATTTTGCACCCTTTGCATTGCTCATATCGAAATTGCTTATTTAAGAACTTGCCATACCGCTACTTTAACGAACCTCTTGTGTTATACTCCGATTTCTCGGATTCAAGGCAAATCAGCTTATTGAGAATTTCCAGTTAGTCCGTAGTCTCTCACACCACTCACATCACTGGATTATTTCTGCACCGCAGACGTCTATTAATCACTGACCACAAGGATTCTGCATTTGACTTCTCTATGATGATACACTGCAAGGCATTGTTGATGGTTTCCGTCTTCACCAATGGAATCACTCCCACTAGAAAGAATCGGCTTATCCAATATCTCGAACAAGCCTATCTCGTCACCATTGCATCTCGGCATGACTGAAAAATCACTCTTCACCGAGGTAATCATATTTGAAAATAGCCATATAAGGATTCGAACCTTAATCTGCGTAAGGGGGAGTAACACCGCTTTACCATTAAGCTATACGGCTTCCAACTACACTGTAGTAAGGAAAAATTTGTTATGAAAAAGATTTCTCTCCGAGTTCCGGAGAAAGCTACCGTTCGGATTCGAACCGAAAACCTGTTGATTCGTAATCAACTGCTCTATCCATTTGAGCTATGGTAGCATATCACGGTTTTTATATTTTGATTCAGGATGGGGGAGTCCGAAAAAAATATTTATCTGAGAACCGTGAAACTCAGAAATAGCAGATGCCGGAGTCGAACCGACTATTTCAAGATCATGACTCTTGCGTGGTATTCCGTTCCACTCATCTGCAAACGCCGTATGAAGGATTCGAACCTCCAAGTCGTTTCCGACTGACTAGTTAGCAACCAGCTCCAATACCATTATGGGAATACGGCTTGCGATGGCATTTTACCCAAGTTACCGTCGTTCATGTTCTTGGAACCTACTAAGCTAGGTAAACTCTTTTGCGATATATCGGAGATGCGTTTTTGCTGAACTGTCATCTCCCATAAAACAGGTTCCGTGATTTTTCATGTGTATACCCACTACTGTGCTCACGTTCGGCTACAGCCTTTCACTGCCAGTTCTCCGCAAAGATACTGGGTTGATTTTCACCTCTAGGAATCGGAAGGACTTGAACCCTCGTTTCTGTCGCGATCAGCGTTCTACCAGTTGGACTACAATTCCTTTAACCGCCATCTGACGGTTAGCAACAATATTTATCGTGCCGTGCGTTGCACTAGATTTTATAGTCTTTACTGACTAATCGTCTTCGCCCCATATCAATGGAAACGATATGAAGCCTATGAGCCATATACAACACGCTACAAACAATCCGTAGATGCACCGGAAGAAGATTGCGCCGCCAAGAACCCAAGTCATTGCACGAGCATCTAACGCAGCCAAAAGAGTGAGTATAGCTCCTATAATCATCTTTCTGACTCCAACATATCCGGCAAGCAAAGTGAAAGCTATGAGCGTAATTCCCGCAAGCCAATGTCTTATTTTCGCTTTATTTTCTTTCCACATCGTTCACACCTCCACGTATGCTCCGTTTTCCATGAACCATCTGATTGCAAGACTAAATCAGTATTTGCATGGGCGGTTCGCTCATGCTTGCAAAACAGCTGCCTTATTATCTTAAACATTTCATCCTCCGCATATTAAATCCATGAAGTTTACGCCAGTTATTTGAACCGAATAGCAATTTCCAAGTAAATGTATTTTTCAAAGAATCTACATTGAAACTTAGCGATACTTTAAATTCATTAACATTTTCTCCGCTGCCTATTTCCATACCAGCATCATCAACAAGTTTTTCAGAAAGATCATGAATCAAATCATCTACAATCGTCATTCTCCTCGCAATTCCATCAGATGTTATAAAAACCTGTCTGAGATTTTCATCTTTTTCACCCATCGCACATTCTCCTAAAGCGCATTCACACTCGCAAAAGCTTTTATCATCTTCGGAAACTGTATTGCGAACCAGTCAACAAGCGTTTCATCGTGTCCAAATTGTCTATAGTGCTCAAAATTCGCTTGCAGTCCGCTTTCAGCAAGAAATGCGTGTATAATTTCATGCCGTAGCTGCTTTCGCATCAGTTCATCAAAATCTCCAACTTCATTTACATTATCATCCCTGATTTTAATTTCTCTTGATGTATAGTCACAATAACCATCGCTATCTTTATCTTTGAATTGCTCCCTAATCACTTTATATTCAGTTCCAAGAATATTTACTGTCGCAACCATTTTCTTCTCCTCATTGGCAAACCGTGATATTTTCGCCAGTTATTTGAACCAATCGTGTAACATGGCAAAGTGTTTACATTAAATGTTCCAAATGTTCCATAGAAAACCGAAGATGCGTCCAATAAGTTGTCTATGTTTCTCATTTTCTGTTTTAGTATTGAAGTTGGTATTGTTGCCAATTCTTCGACTATATCATCACAGATTAAACATGAATCCTGTTGGATATAAAGTTTCCCTGTTGGTGGAAAGCCACCATACGCATATCTTCTCTTATCTTTCTCGCCCATCATTTATCTCTCCAGCGTCCACTATTCCCCAATAAAAACGAAAATGTTTCTAATTCAGGCACTTTCACACCGCACAATGCACATGTCAGCTGAATTGCAGTATTCCGATCTCCGCATTTCTTGTAAAACTCTAAATAAATGCTATAAAACATGCTAACTGCTTCAATTATTTCTTTATTGCCCATCAAACAACCCTCCAAAGTGCTTTCACATCATCAAGTCTGAACATGGCCTGGACTGAATCTTTGTTATTGAAAATAATAATCCCATCATCCTGAGCAATCTCGCAACGATTAGCCTCTACGCAATATGTCGCATCATCTGTGACAACACGGTATTCCGGTCGAATTGGTTTAATTCCGTCATAAATCAGCATCTTTAATACCTCCTTAACAAATCCGGGTAGTTCGCCTATCCCTTCTGCCCCTATCAGCATCTTGCAACCTGCATAAGCATTGAACCAGAAGCTAATCTTCGGAACAACTACCTTTGTAAACTTGTCATCCATAATTTCCAGTGGTTCGTTACACTCAAACCGAGGAATCCAAGCCATCTTAGACATTTTTCTGTTAATATCCGGTGAATATTGCACTATCTGATGCTGAAGAATCACTTGAGTAAATATCAATCTTCCAGTAACAGTCTGACCAGTAGATTCTACTGTTGCTTTTAAATTTTCTATTGTGTATTCCATGATACCTGACTTCCTACAAACATTCTTTTCCTGAGGCATGTCTTTTTGGAAATGTGGCAGTTATTAGAATTCTGTACTTATGATCCCGAAGTTCTCTTTTAATTTCATTTCTACCAAATGAATAAAACGGGTCGCACCAATATATATTTTCCAATGTTTTGTAATCAAACGCTGCATCATAGCAGAATGCAACATCCTCATTGGTCTCACATTGAATTTCGTCTGTGTCGTATTCCTCAATTGTAGCTGCGTCGCTATAATATCTTTTTTGACTGTTCAACATTGCACATATCTGTTCAGCTTTCTCTTTGCTTAATGCAACTGTCCGTATGCAATAATCCGAATACTCTCCGGAAGTAATCACATATACCTTCATAGCTAATCTCCTATCATGTAAAATAAGGCCTTTTTTGAAAAAAATTGCTTGAGGGGGTGAGGTATGTACCGGGGCGTCCTGTCCTCGTAACCCCCACCCGGATCTTTTTAGGCTAAAACCGTTTTCGATGCTTCCAGCCGATGCCATGCCTTTCCAATGATCCGAACATATGTATCTATACGACAAATAGCAATTTGTTAAATACCTGATGCACAATATCTTGTATTTATGAGCTTTATTGCACTATATCTTGCGAAAATAATAGTTTTGATTGATTGATATTAAAAAAGATCAATCGGTGTCCGGTAAATCTGGAAACTTTGGAAGCTGTCGAGCCGGTTCTTTTTGTCCTATTGCATCGGTCACTCCGTACTTTTCCGCAATCCCTGGAAGATCAGGAGCTTTCTGCGCTGCTGTCTGTCCTCTTGGCTGTCCCATATTCCAACCGTAATGCCTATTAAGTATGCCAAGAATACCAACCGGATTTCCTTTTCCGGATGCTAATTTATTACTCAGAGATTCCTCTCTTTCAGCTTGCAACTTTTTCGTTACCTCGGACGAGCCGCGTTCATTTTCCGGATTATTAACCCACTGATACAACGTGTCTATATGTATTCCAGTCATTTTACTAAATCCCATAACTGATACTTCTTTTGAATACTCATAACACATAGCTATATATATATCGCATACATTATCGATTAATTCTCTATTGCTATAATCTATATTACTTTTTTCATTGTATCTTCTAACTATTCCGTCAGTTTTACAAGGCTTAAACACTGATCTGTAAATATATAACAATACACTATTCCATCTCTGTTGATCGAATGCATATATATCTTTCATGTCTATATCGTGATCTATGCAGTAATTAAATATAGCTTCCTGTATATTGTCCGTGTATACTTCTGTTTTCTGTTCTGTTGTATTTAGCTCTTGTCCTTCTACGCGTTCCATTTTCTGCATTCTGATCACCTCCCAGCAACGAAAAAAAGGAAGCAGCCACGCCCGATCTAATCCGATCAGGTTATTAGCTACTTCCCTATCAATTTTCTCTGTGTTTCTTAATGACTCAATTATATATTTATTTTCCGTGTATGTCAATTTATTTTTTCGCCCGTGTGAGCGAATCACGGCGCCCATAACTTTATAAGCGACAGGAGAAGAACATCATAGGAGCTGGAGAACAAGAACGGCAAACAGAAAGAAAACAGTCCCCAGAAGAACAAAACCGCAAGGTTTTTTCTTGTATATTCTTTTTTCTTTTCTTCTCTTCTCTTTTCTATTCTTCTCTGGGTTTCCAAACGGTATACCAACCGGTTACAAACTGGTATACCAAGCATAAACTCATACACATGATACAACGCTGGAAGACACAAAAAAGACAGCCCGCAGGGTTGTTTCATGAAGGATTTTTAAAAACATAAAAAGATCAGATTTTATCGGGGGTTATGCATGTTATACAAAACATGTGTAACTCTTGATTTTTTGTGCCTGTAGAGGTATAATATCTATATGGTATAGGTGTATTGCACCTATACAGAAAGGAGGATATTATGCCAGTAACTGAGAAAAAGTACCCGGATTGGGTTCAGAAGTATCGGATCAAAGGAACTACCGTGAAGAAAAAAGGAGATTCGTATTATCTCTATAAAAGAACATCCCGGCGCGTGAAAGGGAAAAAGTATCCGCAGCCAGTCGATACCTATATCGGCGTGATTACTCCGGAAGGAGTAATACAAAGCAATAAAAGAAAAGTATCTTTGACAGATGCAGAAGTATGGGAATACGGATTTTCAAAAGCCGTCTGGGAGTTGTGTCCGGATGATTGGAAAAAACCGTTGGGGGATGACTGGCAGGATGTACTTTCCATTATTCTTCTAAAACAGTCTCCAACCTCTTATATCCAGAAAACACGAGTGATGAAAAAAGAATCGGATTTCCGATATCAGTTTGCAGCCCAGACAGCGTCCCTGTCCCGCAGAATTTATAAAAAACAGGGCATTGGCCTGGAAGAATTACATCAGTTAGAGACCATCTATTTAGTATGCCTGGATAAAACGGAAATCATTTCGAAAGTGAATGAGGGGCAACGGAGACTCCTGGAGAAAATACAGGTGGCATTGGAAATGTGCTGAAAAGACTGTTCTGACAGAAAAATTGATCCATTATTTCAGGCAGATTCCGGATTATCGGTGCGGCAGAGAGAAAAGACACGATCTTGGAGAAATGCTGGTATGCGTCACCCTCGGATTCCTTTGTGGCCGGACAACGATCCGCAGGAGCCTGAAATGGTGCAAAACCCACTTGGAAGAGCTGCGGAAGCATATGAACTTAAAATACGGGATCGCCTCGCCTTCCACTATTACCCGGATGTTGAATGGCATTGATGAGGAATTAGCTTTGTATGCTTTTATGGAGTGGATTGGCGAGATCGTGGAATCCAGAAATACCCATCTAGCTATTGATGGGAAAGCATTGTGCGGTGCAACGGAAAAAACGAAAGGTGAGACAACCCCGATGCTGCTGAATGTAGTGGAAACGGTCCGGGGATTGATACTTGCACAGCTTCCGGTAGATTCAAAGACGAATGAGATTACGGCGATTCCTGAATTATTAAAGCTTCTGGATATCAGCGGGAGCATTGTAACGATTGATGCTGTTGGGACACAGACTGCAATCATGGAACAGATTCATGAACAGGGAGGACATTTTGTGTTAACAGTAAAGAAAAATCAGCCGGAGGCCTATGAGGAGATTCATACGTTCATGGATAAACTGGGGGCGGAAGATCTCAAAAGAAAAAAGGCGAAGCTATGGATCCTGGGATGAAGGAGTTCCTTGAGAAATACGAAGAAATCAGCCAGATGGAAAAAAACCGGGACAGAAATGAGTATAGGACTTGCCAGATATGTAAAGACGCTTCAAATCTGACCAAAAGCCAAAAAGAATGGCCGCACGTTCAAAGTATTGGGCGGATCAAGCAGGTGAGGATACCCAAGGAAAAAGACAGCCAGGGGAATGATGTGACGCCGTCGAAGGAAGAGTTTTTGGAAAAAGGCTCCAGAAGAATCCCAGCTCCTTCTGCTGGAGAGGGAGCCGGGAAAGATGTCCAGTGTACGGCACTGATATCAGACCTGATCCTTACAGCAGAGGAGCTGGGAAGCATAAAAAGAATGCACTGGTCAATAGAGAACCGGCTCCATCATGTGCTGGACGATACATTTAGGGAAGACCGCTCGCCAGCCAAAAAGTCCCGGAACAACCTGTCGCTCATCAGAAAATACGCATACAACATCCTGCGTCTGGCAATGTACGAGACGGGTCTGGCAAATATAATGACAGAAATGATGGACTGCTTTTGTGACAATGCCGCTTTGCGGGAACGGTATGTGTTTCAAGGCATAGCCAGTCTCTATTGACTATATAAAAAGAATACCTCTGAAAAAAGGTCCTGTAAAGGGATATAGAGTTAATTTGCGCTTTTTTACATGACCAATGAATCAGAAACAATATGAGAGATGTGATAGCAAGGATGCAATAAGTTAGATCTGCCCATGGATAGTTCATGAAACAACCCTGCAAATAGATGAAAAACGGTTGAGAATTTGTAGGTTCTATGATAAGATATTAACTGTGTCTGGAATACAGATACAATTGTTCCCTTAGTTAAATGGATATAACGAGGTCCTCCTAAGACTTTATTGTAGGTTCGATTCCTACAGGGAACGCTTGATAAGAGGCGGAAATGATTAGCTGATTAGCAA